ATTAACTTTCACTATTTGCCTCTACCATTAAGAGCAAAATTGATGGATGCGCTGTACACAGTTGCATCCGATAAGAGATATAACGAGGAAACTAAAATACTAGCAACATACGACACACTCAAAGGTGCTTCAAAGTTTAAAGCGTTCAAGCCAACAATCAAGAAGTATTTGTATCAACATGTAAAAACTCCATTTTTGGAAATTACTGCGACCGAGTGGGACATTGCTTTGTTTCTACCTATGGAGAGTTTCAAGAAAGCATCTGCACAAGAAGTGTGGAAGGATAGTAGAGGAAAAATCTAAATGGCGTCGTTATCTAAGTTTAAAAGTACTATCAAGGACATTGCTCGTCCAAATATGTTTGTGGTTTCTATTGAGCCTCCTAGAACGTTGCAAAATTTTTATTCACTTGCGACAAAAAACCGATCTTTGCAGGTCTATAATCGGAAAACTGAACATATGTTTACATATGGAGGTTCTTCTGTAACCGAAGGTGAGTTTCTTTCTGGCTTAATCATAGAACTCCTTCTTGGGGGAGACTTTTCCGAATATGTCGAAACGGGAAACTCTTGGGTAGACCGAGCCTCCGTATATGCAGACATACGAAAAAATTTCAATATGGTATGTGAAGCCGCAGAATTCCCTGGCAGAACAATTGCGACTAACGATGATGCAACTTACGGGCCGCCTGTTGCGCATGCATACGATGTCAATTACAATGACATCACATTAACGATGATATGTCGTAAAGATATGATGGAAAGAGCTTTCTTTGACTTATGGATGGAAACTATTGTCACTAACGGTCAACCTAAAAATATGAGTTATATTGACCCCGTTTACGCACCGGGAACTGTGAATTGGTACGACGATACTGTAGGAACAGTTACTATTTTTCAGATGGACGACCAACAAAGAGCTATTGGAACATGCATACTAAATAATGCTTTTCCCATTTCTTTAAGCGCAATGAATTTATCGTGGGAAGAACAGAACACATACCAGCGATTTACAGTAACATTTAGTTACAGATATCATAATGTTAATTATGACAGTTATCCTTTGAGTATATAATAGGAGATATAATATGGCTTTACCTAAAATTAAGACACCAACACATGAATTGAAATTACCTTCAACTGGTGAAAATATTGTCTATCGACCATTCTTAGTGAAAGAACAGAAAATTCTTTTGATGGCATTAGAAAGCGAAGACCAATCGGAAATGCTTCGTGCTATCAAACAGATTATTGTCAACTGTGTGGTTGGGGATATCGATGTTGACCATCTTCCAATGTTTGATTTAGAGTATGTATTTCTAAATCTTCGTGCGAGGTCTGTTGGTGAAATCGTGGACCTCAAACTTTCGCATCTCGGAGGAACTAATTCCGACGGCGAGGAGTGTGGAGGGAAATTCGACTACCAGTTAGATTTGACCACTGTTGAAGTTTTTCGAGAAGAGGGTCATGACTCAAAAATTATTCTTGACGAAGATGAAGGGATTGGTATTGTACTCAAATATCCAACGATTGCTATGTCAGATTCTATTCAGCAAGCTGCAGAACGTTCACAAATCGAAATTATCACAGACATGGTAATTACTTGTATAGACGTTATCTTTGATGCAGAAGAAGTGTACCCGGCAAGCGAATCTAACCCAGAAGAACTTTCGTCATTTTTGAACGATTTGTCTCAGGAGCAATTTGAAAAAATCACTAACTTTTTCTCGTCTATGCCTAAACTAAAACACGATATTGAGTGGGAATGTTCGGTATGTGGTAAATCAGAAAAGACCGAACTGGAGGGCATGGCAAATTTTTTCGGCTAAGCTTGTCTCACGACAATCTCTTAAATTATTATAAAACAAACTTTTCTATGATGCAACATCATAAATATAGTTTGACTGAGCTTGAAGATATGATGCCGTTTGAAAGAGAAATCTATATCTCTTTGCTTGCGGAACATGTGAAAAAGGAGAATGAAAGGATACAAGAGCAAGAAAGGAAGATGCAGTCTAGAAGGCGTTAACAAAAAGAGTATCAAATGGCTTCAAACCTAGAAAAATTTGGCGGTTACATTAAAGGTAAAGTTACTGGCGCTGTATCAGATTTTGCTTACGGCGCTAAGGCTGCTGCTGTATCTGCTAATCCTGCAGTATTTGGTAAGATGGAGCAAGGCATTACTTCTCTTACAAATTCTTTCAAAAAATCTAGAGAGGATGATAATAAAAAATCTCGTGATGAACAAGCAGAAAAAAGAAGGGCTAGAGGTTTCCAAGAAGAGCAAGCCCGCGAGCAGAAGTATGCCGATCTTCTTCAACTGAAAATGTTTGAGGAGATGAACAACAATCTCGAAAAGATTTTAAAGTCAATTAAAGACCTGACAAAAGACCAAGAAGACTCATGGTTCGATAAGCTAAAACTGTTTTTAGCAATGCACTTTGGAAAAATTACTACAGCATTAACTGGATTACTTGCTGCGATAAAAGGTCTTCCTGGTCATATAATAAAGGCAATATCTGATTTACTGAGTGGGCTTAAAGCTCGAATAACTGTTGACCTACCAAGATGGTTTAAAAACTTTAAATTTCCAGAATTCAAAATGCCGACCTGGCTTCGAAAATTCTTATCGGTGCCCGATTGGATGAATCGATTGTATGGGAAAATGCCTTCATGGATAAAATCTTTAACTACTGAACCCCGATGGCTGAGGTCTCTAAGAGGATTTAAGTGGCCAGAACTACGAATGCCGTCTTGGATGGACGATTTCCTTAGGGCTGCAGGGAGAGGGAGTCAAGCAATTGGGCGCGCCGCACAATCAGTGGGGGAAGGCGCCAGGGCAATGGCTCAAACCGCAAGAGGGGCTGCTGCACCATTCGTAGCCGGGGCTGCGTTGGGTATAAGCAAGCTACCCAGCTTACCGATAGATGGTGTTATGGGTAAAGTGACGGATGTTGTCGATACTATCATTACACAACTATATGTTTGGTTTGATGATGCTATGAAAGCAATCGGCTCCTTTAAAATTCCTGAAGGCGCAATTAAACTTTTAAGAAATATACCCATTATTGGAACAATAATTGGATTTGCTGTTGATGCTGTTGAAGGCTTTTTTAATACGGAAAGATTGCAAGAAGTATTAGGTCAAGAAGAAATTTCTATTTGGGATAGAGTTAAGGGTGCTCTAGGGGGCATTTTAGGAAGCATACCTGATTTTATTATCGCTGCTGGAGCTTTCATAACCTCAAAGATTACAGGTCAAGATTATGACGATATTATAGCAGCAAGTGCTTTTGGTCAAGACGATTACTTCAGAAGAATTGGAATTACAATAGTCGATTGGGTTTCCGACTGGTTTGGAGGTACTATTGATTATATCATTGGGTGGCTGACCGGAAACGAAGAACTTCAGGAAGTAGGTGAAACACAACTGGCGCTACTTATTGACAAAGTTATGAAACCTCTGAAGCTCGTTGCATTTGAGATGACCAAAGTAATCGAGGGGTGGTTCTACAAGATACACAATTTCTTTATCGATGTTGAAGAGTTCTTTGCTGGTATAGCTCATTCATGGGAGCAGTCAAAAACTGAACTCGTATGGAAAATGGAAGATGGTGCCGCTTGGGCTTTAAATTCTGTAGTTGGGGCCGTTTACAATTTATGGAATATGGTTGTTGGTGCCGTCAACGGATTTATCGACACTATTATCACCAAGATAAACGCTTTAACTGATAGCGAATGGTTTCAATATGTTCCTGGTGGGCAAACACTACGAGACAAAGCTATACAAGCGTTAACTGCTGCAAAAATGAACGAAGTGACAGCACCTACTTTTACTGGTGAAACATCAGGAGAAGAAAGAAAATCGATAAGAGAAGGTTGGATTGCAGAAGCCGGGAACATGGCGCAAGGCTTCGAATCTCGCAGGCTGTATCAGACTGAAGAAGGGCTTCAAGCTGAGCGCGATAAAGTATACGGTGAGGCTGAAGATTTAACAGAGATACTAGAAAATCAGTTAGAAGAGAAAAAAGAGGCGTTAGCTAAGAAAGAAGAAGAGGAACGTCTTGCTAGAGAAGAAGAATTACGAAGACAAGAAGAATTAGATAGATTAAATGAAGTAAAAGAAGGTGTAGATAACACCGCTCGTAATGCAACTGACATTAGTGTTACTGAACAGGAGCTTGCTGAAATAAGGTCAAACAAAGAGTTGGACCATCAGACAAGACTCAACGAAGAAATGCGTCGAGCATACGAAGTTGGTGTCAATAAGATGCTTGCTGGGCAATCTCAACTTGTTCAGTCACTGCTCGGCCCATTACTCAAAGGGCAAGGCGGCGAAGGTGGTCTAGGAACATTTTTCAAAAATATCTTTGGTGATGACAGCCCGTTAGGTGGGATTGGTGATGCGCTTGGCAATCTTTTCGGAAAAGGAAAAGGTGGCTGGTTTGATGGATTAACAGGATGGTTCAAAGACAACTTGGGTGGGCTTTCTGAATTTGGTTCTGCTGTTGGAGATTTGTTTAAAGTTGGTAGCGGAACTAGCGTAGGCACTAGTATCTTTAGCACGCCTGGATTTGGCGGAGGAACTCCAGCAGGTATGAATCCAATTGCTGCTCTCTTTGGAAGCAAACTTAGCAGTGAATTAGGATTAACTGGAGTTGGTGCTAACGCAGCATTTGATGTTGCCCAGAGCTTGTTTACATCAGGAACTGGAATGGCGGGTGTTAAATCTGCTCTTGCTGGACCTGGAGGATTCGCCGGTGGCTTAGGTGCTATAATGAGCATTTTTGGTGGTGACTCCACAACGCTTGGGGGTGCCTTAAGTGGTGGATTGGGTATATACCAATTGTTGAAAGGTGGCGGTTTATCCAATATGTTGGGTGGTGGCATAGCTAAGTTGGGCGCTCAAATGTTCACGGCTGGAGCTACAGGCCTTGGATCTTCTTTTATGGGGTTTGGCACCGGAATGACAGATCCAACTATGCTTTTCCAGAAAAACGCTTTGCTTTCAGAGCGACTGGGCGCTGGAGCTGGTGCAATAGGAACAGGATTTACCGCAAAAGCAATTGGAGATTTCTTAAGTGGTGGTTATACAGCAAACAAATACCTAACAACCGCAGGGGGCGTACTTGCAGGTATTGGCGCTACAGGCGCTCTTGGACCGCTGTTAGCTGCGGGCCCCGCCGGTATTGTTATTGGAGTTGTTGCTGGATTAGCAAACCGATTGTTCGGTAGGAAAGCCAAAGAATATACTGATATTGGTATGGACTTGGATATCGGAACTAATACGACTGGTCAAGTTTATAAAGACTGGATTAAAAAAGGTGGTGCATATCGTTCTGATAAGAGAGGAACAGAATACGAAAATCTTGATACGGGTCTAGTAGAATATTTCAATGAATCTGCAAGCGCCATCCAAGATGCTTATGGTAAATTGGCCGAGACTATGGGTCTTAGTGCTGAAGCAATCGTTGGATTTACGAAATCTTTTAGCGTATCTCTGAAAGATTTATCGCCTGCAGAACAGCAGAGAAAAATCGCAGAGTTAGTGCAACAGTATGCTGATGCTGCTATCACATCATCTTATGGTAATATCTCCAGATTTGCTATTGAAGGTGAGAAGACAACAGACACATTTGTTAGAATGGCAAGTGCTGTAGAAAATGTCAGTTATTGGTTTGATGCATTAGGATATTCTGTCGAAGAAACTAAGGATATGTTCACCAAGATGGTGGACGCACAAGGATTAGCAACTCCTGCAGTATCAGGATTCTTCAATATCGATTGGATGAACTCACCTTACTATCAGCAGATGATGGCTGAGTATCAAAGCCCAGACTATGCTGGTGGAAGAGCTGGTGCCTATATGTATGACGCTGGATTAGGAATTCCTTACTTAGGTCCAGAATATTTTGCTGCAATATACGCTCAACAAGAACAAGCCGCTGCAGATTTTGTCCCTACCGAAGAACAAATGAATCTTGCTATTGCTGGCGCTCAAGCAAACTTCATAGAAATGTTTGGTGGTCAGCAACAATTCGGTCAGTACATGCAAGGATACTTCAGCAACTTCTATACACCACAAGAACAAGCTGAGTTTATGGCTCGTCAATCAACGATACAAGCGCAAGAACAATTGGCTGCAGTTCAAGACCAGCTCGACGAAATGGGGTTGGCTCCAGAACTATCTCAGCAACTTGAAGGTATCACTAGCAGAGAACAAATTGATGCTGCTAAAGAAGAGTTTAGAAAAGCAGTAGAAGCTGCAATGGAAGAAGGGAATATGGACCTTGCTGCACAATTGATTATGAGTGGAGAGACATTCATACAAGCAGCAGAAATGCAATTAAGAGCAGCCGAGATGAATGGTGAAGCCGCAGTCGCTGCTGGTGATTATATGATTCAAGATACTGGAGCGGGCGGTGGTGGAATAACTGGCTCAAGCACAGAATTGAATACAGCAAAATGGACTGCTGGTGGTAGCGGTACTGGCGGAGATGCGTCGGTCGTGAATGGTAATAATGTACAATCAGGAACTGGTGGGACAAATCAATCTGGTGCTTCTGTTATTTTAACCCCAATAAGTTCAGGTGGAAACGCATACAACAATTCTACAGTCAATAATGTAACTGTTCAAGATGGCGTTAGAAATTATCATCCAATTCTATCTATCGATGTTAGAGGAACAACATCAGGTTTCTTGGGATTAGGTAGCAGATAAAAAAAGGGGCTCCGAAGAGCCCCAAACCAAACTAAAAGGAGATAAAGGAAGAGAAATTATGCTTCCGCTAACTTCTCAAAGTAAGTTAATCCATCATCATCACTATCGTCCGCCCAAGGGTCGCTTTCAGTTTCATCAACTGTTTCTTTCCTCGTTTGAACTACAGGCTCTTCTCTAGCGGGAGCAGAGAATGATGACTCATCACTCAAATCTAAAACAAAGTTTAAACGAGATTTCAACTCATCATAAGTCTTGAAGTTTTCGGGGCTAACGAATTCCTGAAGTGCAAACTCTGAAGACCAGATACGTTCCAAGTCATCGTCATCTTCTGATGCTGGTGCTGGAGTATCAAACTCAGACTTGTCGTAGTTACGATAGCCTTCTACATTACGAATCTTCAACTTAAAGTTTGCGCCTTCCCACAAATCAAAAGGATTTACGGGAGTTTCATCATCAAACTCTGGGTTCATCAAATCATTCAACTTGTCAAAGATTTTCTTGCCAAACTTGAACAACTTAACTTCGCCTTCGTTTTCTGGATTAGCAGGGTCCTTGACGATATAGACATTTGCAATGTAAGAAAGCCGACGCTTTTGCTTACGAGCAATATCTTTATCAGATTCGATACCAGAGTTCCAGAGTGCAGAGTTATGCTCAGACACAGGGTCTTTCTGATTGAGAGTAGTTAGGGAGTTTTCAATAAACCACTTTCCAGTAGGCCCTTGAAATGAGTGAGACCACAACTGAACCCAAGGGATATCTTCACCTTTTGGTGAAGGAAGAAAACGAATTACTGCGTAACCATTTCCTGCTTTATCTACTGAAGGTCGCCAAAAGCGAGTGTCTTCATAAGACTTTTTCTCGGTCGTTCCGCCAGAAACTTTTGTTACTTCTTCAGTAAGTTTCTTGAGGTCTTTGTTGCGTTGACGCTTTAGTTCTGCAAAATTTGTAGCCATATGTATTTCCTTGTATATTTTCGTATATTAATCGTATGTTTGTATTATCCACTTTATTCATCATATAATAGTATATAGTCAACTGACCATATTCTTTAGTGTAGAAATGCATTTATTTTTATCAAAACTGATAAAAGGTTTGTACTTCTTACACAATCTGCTGACCTCGCCATATAGCGGGTCATATAGTATATTATCATAATCATCTATAAATGTCAAGATGTCATCTAAAATAATTAGTGATTCTATACTAATATCTTTCTGTAGGTACTTGCGAATAATCTCAGGATGCCCTCCAGATTCTACTTCGAACAACTTATTCATTTCTAAAGGTGATTTCCCGTCTAAAAACGAAACTTCATTTTCAAAGATGTAAGTCATCGACTCTCTTCGTTTCAGCCATTCTTTGTATGTTCGCTCACCTCTGTCTGTTAGTAGTTCGCCTACCCATATCTTTGGGTCTACTATAAAGTTAGCAACTAAAAAGTTTTCAAGATATGACCCTTTAGACTTCCCTAAACGAACGAAATGATACTTGTCTTTTCGTTTTAAGAATGAATTTTCAGATACTCTAATCTTTTTATTGTATTTGAAATAATCATACTCATCGATAGTAAAGTGATTCTTGATAGCTAGGTACACCGAGTAAGCATTCATTCCGTCCATATCTAATCCTTTAGAGGAAGTTTTGCTTTATCGCTTACCACAGTTCTATCTTTGATAGCATCTTTCTCAAGACGAGTTTTCATTTTAGCAGTCACTAAAGATGCGGCTGTTTCTACTTCGACGTTATTCTTCTCACAGTATAACAAGATAGCATCTAGCATAGTGATAGGTGCTCTTTCTCTCATAATATTAGTGATGTTATTCTCAAAGTCTTTCTGACTCAGAATTCTTAACGCCGCTTTAGATTTTGGCTTTTCTTCTTCCATAACTACCGGTTGGTGTTTATACAGTTTCAGCATCTTGAACTCCATCAAAAATCTCTACTTCAACTTCTAACGGTTTGTTCCTCTTTTTTGCTCTGCTAATAGCAGCTAGCCTGCGTCGTTCTTTGTCGGCAAGCCTTCTAAACTTGCGGTTGAGACCTGTTGGATGTGGTTTGCCAAACATCTTCTGAGGCTCAGCGACTGGATTCTCTGCTCGCAACTCCAAAATTTTTGTTGCAATTGCTCTTGACTCATGGGGTAGTTCCTGATATAATCGCTTACCCTTCTTGGAAGAGTTTCCCGACTTTCTCAGTAGTTTTGCTTTCTTGCCGTTCATACGAATCTCCATTTAATGAAGACGTTAGTATACCACTATAGTCAGAACTTGTCAAGTAATCCAGACACTTTCCGCACTTTAAATCATTCTCATATAAGCGTTTTAGCAAGTCACTCGTATTATCATAATCAGATTCACGAATGTTCCTGCAAACGCACAGAATCATTGTTCTTGTGCGAATGCTTCTAAGTGTTTAATGTATTCCGTAATGCTGTGGTCGCTGAAACTATCAATCTTACCTTGCTTCAATCCGTTCCAGATTCCACGCCACTTGTCTTTTGTCAACTGCCATCCAGTGAGATTGCGAACACGCCCGTATGCGTTGATGTAGCAGGATGTGCCGTGATGCTTGTATCCCATGATCGCTGGGGGAACTGTAGTCACGATATCGTTGTTGTTTCTCCAGCGATAGTGCCGAACAGGAAGACTCTTGCAGTATTTGTCCCAACCTACACGAGGAGACCCATATGTATACAACTCTTCAACTTCAGGCATATCGGCGTCGAGTACACAGCGAGCGGCGATAATAGTTGCCATTGCTGCACCTAGGCTGTGCCCTGTTACCCATACTTTACGCTTACCTACTGCTTTAGGAGTCAAGTCTTCACGAATCATTGGCCATAAGTCATCGACTTCTGTTTTGAACCCTTTATGTACACGGCTAACTGTTTCAGAGAGAACTGGAAGTGCTTGAAGGTCTGCTTTGATATCACCAAACTCTGTGGGCTGTGTACCACGACAGGCGATGACTAAGTTTTCTTTGTTTTGAAAACGATATGCTTGAGCGCCGTCTCTGTCATAGAATTCTACTTGTGTAAATCCTAAATCTTTGACTGCTTTCTTTGCTTCCTTTTCATCCAAATATGCGATGCTGCTTAGTTTAGCAAACAACAAACTTTTATCTTGAAAACTCATTTTGCTAATCATTTCTTTTTCTCCAATTTTTTAATTCGTGCGTCAAGTTCAGGCCACACATCAAACTCGTGAAGTTCCTTACACGGATGACTATTCTTTTCGAGTTCATCTAATCGTGCTTCAATCGAATCAATCTTACTAGTGATTCTTGGATACTTCTTTCTCCACGCTTCGGGATCATTCTGTAGCCAAGTCCAACCCCAACGAATGGCTAAGTGTTCGAGGAATGCGTCAAACTTTGCGACTCCCCACGTAGCCATCTTTGTGTCTTTGAACCAAAAAAGAAATGCAGCGCCTGCTAATGAACCTAGAATCGCTGTGTAAATCCATAGCGTATCGCTGAACAATTTGTCTATGAGTTCCATCTCAACTCTCCGTTAAAAATGATATTTGATCTTTGTGTATAACAAATTCTTTACCATCACGCTTTAACGGAAGAAACTTCCTCTCGTCGTTCATAACATCAGACACACGGTCTCCAGTAGGTAGAAAGATTTCACAATCTAACCAACGAGACCCGTCGGCAAGCGTCACTGTCACTTTTGATAATGTATGTGTTTCCATCTTTTATTTATATCACCAAGTATATCTAATTTCCGTCTCTAATTTAGTTTTGGATTGCAAGCCCCGTTCTCTCTTACCTTCGAGTTTCCCTTTGACGGTGAGGGTGTCAGATAAACGAGTCTTATATCCTGCTTCCCAAGATGACCCACCCGTCATATGCCCTGCTTCGAAGTACACGTTACCAAGAACATTCTTCTTTTCATATCCGAAACGGGTGTGGTTTGTTTGGTCTTTGATTGAGAAGTCTTTGTACTCAACTTCTGATTTGATTTCTATGTATGGACCAGCAACCGCAGATAATGGAAATAATAATAGAAGTAAGTATCGCATAATTGTCTCCCGACATTTAAGTTAAAAATGGGGGTGCCGAAGCACCCCCGTGTGGTTATATGATTAACAAATAACCTAATGCGAATCCAAGATTCAGACCAATCGAGCAATAAAGTGCCATTTCCTTTTTATAGTCAATGGGTACAAACTCAATAATTCTGTATTTAGTTTTTACTCTTTCCTTCTCTTCTGCCATCCTCTTAGGTTCGTTCTCCTTGTAAAGATGAATGACATTATCCATGTCACTCTTCCTTATCTAACACGATGTAAGCGATGTTTGATTTGTTCAAGTGAACCTCAACCCCGCTTGGTTGAATGAAAGGTATGAATTGACGTTCATCATTCATAATCCAAGGGATAACATCCTTTGGCTTAAGAGTGGTTGTCTCTTCTCCTACCAATCTACCATGCACCGTGTTACCATTAACAAACGTTACTTTAACACGCATGAGCCTGTACTCCCTATCCTAGTCGGCGAGAGGATTATTCAACACATTCTGGATTTTGCTATTAAGACGATCTTCGACCGACTTGATTTTAATATCCGTATCTGTTTGTAAACTCTCTCTCTTATTATCGAACCGCTCATTGGCTTTATCGATCATAGTCTTGACTTTATCTTCCATTTCCCGATTCTGGTCTTCGATTCGATCCACATTCTTCTCCATCCGATTGAAATCATCTCTCAGATCGTTCTTAATGCTTCTTGAGTAATCAATCGCTTCATCTAGTTTTGTTTCGATGACATTGTTTCGTGCTTCTATCTCTCCTACATCGATATTCTGGATTATCTCCTTCATATCCATATAGTCGCGATAGAACTCGAAACCACCCCAAAGTCCACCACCC